ACATGCCTAAGATTCTTGCAGGGCTAGAAAAGTTTGTTAAATTTATTTTTAAAGCCTTTGAAGGTGTTGTGATTTTAGCAACACGTCTTGCTAGTATGTTTGGCAGGGTTTGGGACTTTCTTGTGAAACTTGATGATGTAACAGGTGGGTGGTCAACTAAAATTCTAGCTGTTGCTGCTGCGTGGAAACTCCTTAACCTTGCATTTATAACAACACCAATTGGTATGATTATTACTGCACTAATTGCGCTTCTAGCTTTAGTTGATGACTTTTTAACATGGCAGGAAGGTGGGGAATCACTAATTGATTGGGCCGCATGGGTTCCAATGATTGATGCAATCAAAGCCACATTTCTAGGTCTATGGGAAGTTATACAAGATGTTTACCATGTTATAAAAAATCTAGGTGATGCAATTATTGGTTTAGTTACTGGTAACTTTGCTGGTGCTTTTGATAGTTTGATTAAATCAGGTGATAAACTTTGGAAACTTTTTGGGAGTATCTTAGATACCTTAGAAGGAATTGGTAACATTCAATTTGGTTTTATATCAGGTATAGCTGACAAATTAGGCTTTGGTGATGCTTCACCACCGGGTTCTTCAACACCTTCTTCTAGTGGTCAAAATGTTAGTCAAGTAACAAATATAAATGTTCAAGGTGCTAATGACCCACAAGCTACTGCACGTGTAGTTGGGAATGAACAATCAAGAATCAATTATGACATGACTAGAAACATGAAAGGTGCTGCAAGATGAGTAATTTTTTAGCTGAACCATTAACAATTTTTGCAATCAAACCTAATAGGTCTATTGGTGGTATTTCAGGGCACACAACTATAAGCGAAACCGCTACTGATAAACTAACAGTAACAAAACACCCTGTTCAACAGGGTGCTAGTATTTCTGACCATGCCTATAAAGAACCAACTGATTTAAACGTTAGCATAGTAACTGGTTCAAACCTGAAACCATTAGATGAAATTTATCAAGACTTCTTAAAGCTTCAAAGTGATAGAATTAAATTTGATGTTGTAACAGGTAAAAGAAGCTATTCAAATATGCTTCTAGTTTCAATCGGGAACACAACTGACAAAATGAGTGAAAACATTCTTTCATTGAGTTTAGTTTTTACTGAAATAATTACTGTTGAAGTGACACCTGCAAAGGTTCCACCAAGAAAAAGTCAGGCCAATGCTGGTAAAACAGGGGCAACAGAAAAAGGTGGGAAGAAGTCAGCACTTAAAGTTTTAAAGGAAGGCATTGGTAGCCTTTTTGGAGGTTAATTAAATGGCTTTAAATACTTTTAAAATACCGCTTTTAAATGTTCCACAAGATTTTACAATTACACTTTCAAACCGTGAACTAAGAATGGTTTCTAAATGGAATGATGAAGGTCAAATTTGGGTCATTGATATTTATGATGGTGTAACAGAAGAATCAATTGTTGCAAACATTCCCATGATAACTGGTGCTGACCTACTAGAACAATATGAGTATCTAGGGTTAAATGGCAGGTTAGTTGTATTCACTGATGGTGATGAATTAGCGGTTCCAACTTTGGAAAATTTAGGGGTTGAATCAAACCTATATTTTCAAAATGAGAGTGACTAATGAGTAGTGAACAGTGGTTAAGAAAATGCACTTTACTAGTTTCAGATAAAGAAGGCGAGGGGTTAGACCTTTCACAATTAAGAATTAAATTTTCTGTTAAACGTTCAGACACTCAAACACCAAACATGGCAGAAATAAGAATCTATAACCTAGAAGAACAAACTGCTAACCGTATTAAAAAAGAATTCTCAAAAGTTATTTTGCAAGCTGGTTATGAATCAAACTTTGGTGTTATTTTTCAAGGTAACATTAAACAGGTTTACAGTGGGCGTGAAAATGCTACTGACACATTTCTAGATATTATTGCAGGTGATGGTGACCTAGCCTATAACTTTGCAATAGTGAACACAACACTAGCAGCAGGTGCAGGGCAATCTGACCAAATAAATGCAGCAATAGGTTCAATGAATGACAAAGGTGTTTCAGCAGGTAATGTTGCTACTTCTTCAACTGCAAAACTCCCACGTGGTAAAGTCATGTATGGAATGGCACGTGACTACTTAAAACAATCTTCTGAATCAACTGATACAACGTGGTCAATTCAAGATGGTAAAGTTCAATTTGTTCCTGTTACTTCTTACCTACCAGGTGAAGCTGTTGTTCTAACAGCAAAAACTGGAATGGTAGGGACACCCACTCAAACCAATGAAGGTGTGAATGTTAAATGCCTTCTAAACCCAAAATTAAAAATAGGTGGTAGGGTTCAACTAGACAATGAAAACATAGCACGTTTGAAAATCAATCTTTCACAACCAGGTTCACCAGCTAACATACCTGCACCAATTACTGATGATGGTGTTTATTATGTTTTGGTAATTGAATACCAAGGCGATACTAGGGGTCAAGAATGGTATAGCACAATTACGTGTCTAAACTTAGACGTAACAGCAAACCCAATTAATGCTGTTCAGGTAGGTTACTAATGGGTGACAGAAGAGAACTTTTAAATGATTCGCAGGAAGCGTTAAGACTGGCCATGGATGGCCGTATTTCTTCGCTTTGGACAAACATACCGGGACTAATTACTAAAGTTGATTTTGCAAAAATGACTTGTGAAGTTCAACCAGCAATTCAAGGTGAAGTAAGAGATTCAAAAGGTGTTTACAGTTTTGTTAATTTACCATTACTAGTTGACGTTCCTATTGTGTTTCCTTCAGCAGGTGGGTTTTCTTTAACTCTCCCAATGAAAGCAGGTGATGAAGTTCTAGTTTTATTTTCTTCTAGGTGCATTGATAGTTGGTGGTCAAATGGTGGTGTAGGTATTCCCATGGAATACCGTATGCATGACTTATCTGATGGTTTTGCAATTCCCGGCCCTAAAAGTTTACCTAAAGCTATTTCTGCAATTAGTTCAACTAACGTTCAATTAAGAAGTGATGATGGTGCAACATATTTAGAAATAACACCGGCAGGGGTTGTGAAAGTAAAAGCCACAACAGCAGAAATTGAAGCTGCTACAATTAACCTAACTGGTGATGTTGTTATTCCTGTTGGTAAGACTTTGACTATTGCAGGTATTAACTTTGCACTTCATAAACATTCAACTTCAACTAATCCATCAGGGGTGCCCGTATGAGATACCGTAAACTAAGCCCAACTGGTGACTACACTTTTGGGAATGGTCAAGCTGATTTTTACAAAGACCAAGTAGAAGCAGTTATTCAGTCAGTTAAAACAAGGCTACTGCTTTGGTTGGGTGAATTCTTTTTAGATGTTGATGAAGGAACACCATACCTTCAAGGGGTTATAGGTAAACATGACCTGCTTACTAGGGAGAATGTCATACGCAAAAGAATTTTAGACACTGAAGACGTTACTGGAATAACAAACTTTACTAGCATAATTGACCCTGATTCTAGAAAGTTGTCTATTTCAGTTTCAGTCAGTACCATATATGGAAACACAGATTTATTTGAGGTAACAACATGACATTAAATGACTTGGTTTGGGTTGATTCAAGCGGTTACCATTTTGCTGACTACCCAACAATTTTAGAATGGTTAAAAGATGAATATCGTGCAATTTATGGTGAAGATGTTTATCTAGAACCTGATTCACAAGACGGTCAAGAAATTGCAGTTAGGGCACGTGCCCTTTATGATACTGCTGCACTAGGTGCTACAATTTACAATTCGTTTTCACCTTCAACTGCACAAGGTGTTGGGCTTTCACGTGTTGTAAAAATCAATGGGATTAGAAGACAGGTTGCTACTAAATCAACCGTTGATTTAGAAATAGGTGGTTCAGTTGGGACAACCATAACAAATGGTATTGCTGAAGATTCAAACAGTAATAAATGGTTACTACCAGCTTTAGTTGTTATCCCCATTTCAGGCACCATAACTGTAACTGCTACTGCTGAAAAAGTTGGAAGCATTACTGCACAACCTGCAACAATCACAAAAATTTCTACACCTACCCTTGGTTGGCAAACTGTTAATAACGTTCTTACTGCTACACCGGGTGTTGCAGTTGAAGAAGATGCTGAACTAAGAGTAAGACAAACAACATCAGTAGCACTTCCTTCATTGTCAGTCATGGAAGGCACTAAAGGTGCTGTTGCAAACGTTGCAGGGGTTTCACGTTCAGAAGGTTATGAAAATGATGATGATGTAATAGATAGTGATGGTTTACCACCACACTCTATTTCAATGGTGGTTGAAGGTGGTGATTCACAAGCAATTGCAGAAATTATTGCAAGACATAAAACACCCGGAACTAAAACCTATGGAACAACTAGTGAAGTTGTTTTTGATAAATATGGTATGTCTAACACCATTAATTTTTATAGACCAACAATTGTACCAATGAAAGTTGAAGTAAATTTAACAGCTTTCATCGGGTACACAACTGGTTATGACACTTTAATTAAACAGGCCGTTGCTGACCTTATCAATTCTTTAAAAATTGGTCAGGACGTTTTAATTACAAAACTTTATGTTCCTGCAAACTTACCAGGAACAACACCGGGTTCAACTTTTGACATTATTACAATTGAGATTGCCAAAGTAGTAAATGCGTTTGGAACTATAAACGTTCCAATTCTTTTTAATGAAGCTGCAAGTTGTAATGTTGCTGATGTTGTAGTTGTGGTAGCACCATGAGTGTAGAAAAATACACAAGCCTAATCACTTCTGAACATAACAAGAAACCTAACTTCATGAAGGTTGTGGAAGTTAACACAAAATTCTATGCACACGTGCAAGACATTCTTAGTGGTTTCATAAATGACTTTGACATTGATTCAGCAGTAGGTGCCCAATTAGACACCATTGGTCTTTGGGCCGGTGTTTCTAGATTTATTAAATCACCCCTTACAGGAATTTATTTTGAATGGGGTGCTGCTTCTGTTGGTTGGTCAAGTGGTATATGGCAGGGTGATTTTTCACCTACATCAGGTTTAACTAGTCTACCTGATGACATCTATAGAACCTTGATTAGAGCAAAAATTGCAGCAAACAGTTGGGATGGGACTATTCCCGAAGCTTATAAAATTTGGGAAAACATTTTTAATGATAACATTGTCATCATTCAAGACAATCAAAATATGAGTATAACCGTTGCAGTTGTTGGTGCAGTATTAGATGCTTTAACACGTGCATTGTTAACTGGTGGTTATATACCTTTAAAACCAGAGGGTGTAAGGGTTGACTACTATGCAATTCCAGTTGATACAAACCCAATTTTTATATGGGGTGGTGAAGGTTCAGACGTGGCAGGATGGGGTGAAGGTTCTTGGGCACAATTAATAACACCAACTTAAAGGGGTAGAAATATGAGTAATGAGATTTTAAAGTTTTGTGAAACTAGTACAGGTACAAATTTACTAACACAAGCCGAGTATCTTGCTGATGCTCAAAGGGTTATCGGTAACCAACCGGGAATTGCACGTGACAAATTTGTAAACAAAGTTCTTCGTCAATCATCATTTATTTCAAAAGTGTTTGCTGATTACTTGATTCAACAAACAGGTGGAACTGTTTTAGATGATGCAAATGATGCTGTTCTTTTGGAAAAGATAACTTCAACGTTTGCAACAGGTTTACCGATTGCTTCTATTGTTGACATGACCATTCCACAAATTCCAACAGGGTTTTTAAAATGCAATGGTGCTGCTATTTCTAGGGCAACATATCCTGCACTTTTTGCTGCACTTGTAACTGCACAACCATATACTCTTCAAACTTTTACAGTCACCATTGCAACACCTGCTGTTGTAACTAAAACTGCACATGGTTTCACTGGTGGGGAACGTTTAAGACTTTCAACAACAGGAACATTACCAACCGGTCTTGATAATACTACAGATTATTTTGTTTTCTATGTTGATGTTAATACTTTTAGACTTCAAACCATGAGTAATGTTTTAGCTAAAACATTTGTCAACACTTCTTCTTCTCAATCAGGAACACACTCTTATATTCGTTCTCTTTGGGGTCTAGGTGATGGTTCAACAACTTTTTCTGTTCCTGATTTACGTGGTGTGTTTAGACGTTCATGGGATGATGGACGAGGTATTGACCCTTCTAGGGCGATTGCATCTCTTCAACTAGACATGGTTGGGCCACATGAACACAACGTGCTTTATAGAACATCAGGTGGTGGTGGTGTTGGTAACTTAGGTGCAGCAGGTGGTGGTTCATATACAGTAGACTCTAACCCAACCACTCAAATTATTGGGATACAGACAGAAACAACACCTAAAAACTATGCTTTAATGCCAGTGATTAAATTTTAAGGAGTAATTGAATGAAAATTTATACTTATGATTATGAAGGTAAGCTACTTGGAGAAATGGAACCTGATATTTGTCAGGTGACAGAACTTAGAAAGAAAGAACAAAATGCACGTGAACTTGCTAAAGGTGAAGAGAAGATTGAAAGTCTTTTTATTCTTCCTGCTTATTCAACCAATAAAGCACCACCATCGAAGCTTGAAAAAGGTTTTGAATGGAAGTTTTTGAAAGGTGATTGGTATGCTTCAGAAATTCTAAAAGTTGAAGTTAAAAAAGAACTAGAACTTTCTTATAAAGATAAACGTTCTACTGAATACCCTTCACAATATGACTACCTAGATGGTGTCGTGAAGTCACATAGTAAAGATCAATTAGTTCATGAAGAAGGTGTTGCACAGATTGAAAAATATGTTGCTGACTGTTTAGCAGTTAAAGCTAAATATCCAAAGCCTAAGTAAGGAGATAAACGAATGAACAACCAACTTTCTGATGTTGAGTTAATTTTAAGGTTATGGCCTGTCTTTGTTGGGGTTATTCTTACTGTTGCTTGGTTCATTCGTTTAGAGTCACATCAACTACATTTAAAAGATAAGTTTGAAGATTTTAAAAACTCTTCAAAGAAAGACCTAGAAGACCACAAAACTAAAGTTGAATTTAACAACTTGCGTAT